TCTTATTTCAGCCAATGTAGCCATAATGTTAAGCCTCCTTTTGTGCCTATGTTGTTGCCTAAATGTATATTAAGCATTATCACTATAATATACAATGATATTTATCTAATGTCTACTACTATTATTGGTAAAGTGCTAGGTTTTTGATACGATCTATTTGGTTATCGTATGCCTGTTCTTCTTCTGAAAAGAATTCTTCTAATTGTAGGCCTGCCAATTCAATAGCATCTTTCAGTGTGTATTCTTGATCGCCCACTTTGAATTTGTTGCCTGCTTTCATACCTGCCGCCTTGGCTTTCTGTACTGCCTGTGCAAACTGGTTACCCTCAAACTTGCCAGCGTGTGCACCGCCTTGCATCTTCTCATAGTGTTCTGCGGCTTCTTCTGGTGTAAGACCCAAATCATCAGCATGACTCATAAATTCGTCCTTGCTCAAGCTCTGTGCCATGTCTGCAATTTTGTCGCCCATGCCTTCTTTTTTCATAATGCCTGCGGCCTGCATTTTTTCTGCTCTATCTTTTTGCTGTTTGTACTGTTGTACCATTGCTGTGTATTCGTCTGCTTTAAGGTCTTTGATGTCTTTGCCTTTTCTGGCCAACCAACTTTCAAAATCTGTTTTGGCGTATTCGTCTAGTTCTTCTTCGTTGTGAACAGACTCACCGCTTTTCAGTTTGTCATAATTTTTGCTTAGGTATTCCTGTGCCGCTTTCATGTCACCACTTTTGTATGCTGAGTTGCTGTCTTTGTCTAGCACGTCATAGACCATTTTACCGTCCTTACCTTTGTACATTGACACATAAGGTTTGATTGTTGCTTCACCAACCGAGTCAACCCAACCTTCAAATGCCGCTTCTGGTCTCATTGGGTCTTTGGCATACTCTTTGCCTTTGATGTCTTTTTTCTTTTTGAAATCTGCTGGATCAATCTCTTCTGCTGATTTCATATACTTGGCCACTAGTGCTTTTGCAATTTTTCTGTTTCTGTTTTCGTATCCTGGTCCGTCTACTGTGTCCTTGCCTTTGAACGCATCGCCTTTGCCTTTTTCCATTTGGTCACTCATTCTTGAAGCAAAGTTGGCCACTCTGTCGCCTGCTGGTGTGTCAGTCAACATTCTTGATGCTATGTCTGATAACACTCTGATCATTTTGCTCTCTTCGCCTGACTTGCCTAGTGGTTCATATTTTTTCTCATCTGGCAGTGCCTTGTTTAATAATATTTTGCTGTTGGGATCTGTGATGAATTTCACAACATCCATACCTGCGTCTGCGTATGGCTCTGGTTTGTCTTCGTCTTTGAATTCTGTTACTTCAGGTTCTGCTTGTGGTTGTTCTAGTTCGCTCATAATTCTGTTGATGATTGGCAATGCGTCCTCTACTCTGTTGTCTAGATTTTTCATTGTGAATTTTTCTCTTAACTTGTTAACTGTTTCGTCGTCCAACACAACTTCGTCTGCTGTTTTGAAATCTTTGCTGGCGTTTTCGTAGTGTGATTGTTTGCTTAAATTTTTAACATATGATCTTAGGTTTTCTAATTTTAATTTTGTCTGCTCAATGATGTCGCCTGCGTTGTCATTCAGTTGATCTTTGTTTGTGACATATCTTGAAAACGATTGCAGTTTGGCAATGTCTTCTGAAGTCTGTATTATGTGTTGGCCAAACTCATCGTGTGGTCTGCCACCGTTGGCCACGTGTCTAACCATTGCTCTGGCACCTGCTAGATGTGTTAATGGATACTTGAATCTTTCGCCATCTTCGTTTTCAATGTATAATGATTGTATCTGTCTTGATCTTGCGCCTGGCACAGTTTCATCAACTTTGCCTGTGTGTCTGATTATTAATCTTGTTTTGTCCAAGTTCTCGTAAGAACGTTTGGCAGTGCCTGAAAGGCCCTCTGTTACGCCTGCTAATTTAGTGAGTCTTTGTAGTTCTTCTGACATTTCATCAGTATTTACCGTTTGATTCGTATCTGCGAGATTTTGATAATCCTGCTTCGATAGGTGCGTTTTAGTAATGTCTCTAACGTCAAATGTAAGGCTGTGTTCCACAGCAAAGTCTTTTAATTCTTTAAGGAAAGCATACCAGTTGTCTCGTTCAGATTCGTCTATTTTTTCCACTAGATCACGGTTGTAATACACTTTCATGTTCTCACCGTCTGCTATTGATATGCTGATAGATCCAAATGTGTCGCTGTCTGGCTGATATTCAAATTCAAAAAACACTGCCTCAGAAGCATCTGCTGTTGCGGCACCGTTTTCATCACCAATTTTGATGTTGCTGAACTGCGATCTAATTTTGTTAAACAGGTCTTGTGACGTTTTTGGATTCATATAGTGTATTTATTATCCGTAGAAGTTTCCAAAGATGGGCATGGGTGTGGTTAATTCTGAGGATCTGTCTGTCCATTTTTCAAATATTTTAGGGTCAAAATCTGCTAGAACTTTCATCATACGTGTCATTAGCAGACAACTCATTACAAGGTCATCGTGCTGTCCTGGTTTGGCTTTGTAACTCAAACCTGTGGCCACAAAGTCTTTCATTTCAGATATCAACAGTTGTGAATTGATTTTCATTTTACCACCTTCTATTAGTTCTTTAAATTTGGTACAGGCATCTATTTTGTGTTTGGCAGTGGTATTAAATCCTCTTCTGAATTTACGTCTGTGTCCTTTACGTATTGGTTCTGACAAAAACATACCAATTATGTTTTCTTCACCTATGTCCATAACTCTCATCAGAGCGGCTTCACCAATGGTGTTGTTTTCCATACTGTAAAATATTTGCGGGGAGGCACTGCTGTCTTTTTCTAGTATAGTGTCGTGTATGTGTTTGTTTATGCCTTGTAGTATTCTAATCTGTTGATTCATTGGCGTCATGTTGTGATGCCATTCGCCCACTTGTTCAAATGTTGGCAGTTCAAAAACCTGTATGGCCGCATAGTCTCCGCCTGTACCCATGCTGGGATCTAGACTGACAAGATAAGTCATACCAGGTGTTGGACGTTTGAACCAACGTACCTGTCCTGTGGTTTCCACTGGCGGTACACCTTCCATGTCAGCAAGATGTATACTGCTGATCAATGTTTCGTCAAAGATTAAGAATTCACACTCGTGTTCCCTTCTAAATCTTTCTTCACCAATTCTTGATCTTTCTGCGTCTGCCCAGGCCTGATCTCTGTCAGGATGTTCTGACCAGTGTGCCTTCATGGCATAGAATCCGTTTGTGCCTACCACTTTGTCGTTGCCATACTCGTCAAAACGTTTGTTGGCTTCTTTCCAAATCATGGCAAATTGATCTTCATCTGAGTTGGGAGTAGATGTTATCATACACTTTCCTCCTGTACTCAATGTTGGTGACAGTGAAGTCCAAAACTCTTTGGCTTTTTCAGGTGGTTGTACGAATGCGAACTCATCACAGTAGATCAATGTAAGTGACATACCCCGCCCTGTGTTTTCAGTTGTGGTTGTGGCCATTATCTTTGATCCGTTGTCAAATTCTATTGAGTTCCTGTTGTATTGGTTTACACCTGCTTTGATCCAAGCAGGCAACATCTCATACGCATAACGCACCCTGGACATGATGTCTGATGCTCCTGCGTATTTGTGTGCGGCGATTAGTATTTGTGAATCTGGTCTAAACATTGCGTACCATATCAAAAATCCTGAAGCACAGGTTGTTTTACCTGTCTGTCTGGGTAGCATGGCAATACTGAATCTGTGATTGTTGTAACTTTCTATCAATCGTTCTTGATAAGGAAATGGTTCAAAAGGCATTTCACCTTTGACAGGATGTTGTATCTTCATAAAAGTTTTCATAAAGTACAATGGACCTGTTTTGGGATCCATACACTTTTCAAGTTGTAAAACCTGTTCTTTGGTGTATTTGTGTTTCTTATTGGCTTTTTTAATCTGCTCTGAATCTAAACTTACATATGCCATAGTGTAGTATTTAATGGTAGAATGTAGCGAGGAAAAGACTTATTTTTTGTCTTTGGCTTCTTTGTCTTGTGCGGCCTTTTTCATTGGCTCTGTTTTGTTGCCGTCTTTGTCTAAGTCAATGTAGTCTGGTTTTGCCGCTTCTTGATACGCTTGTTTGAAACCTTCGTATTGTGTTCTTAGGCTGTTGGCCAATTCCTCTTCAGTGATTTTGTCTTCCACTGCCATTGGATTGTCGCCTGGATATTCTTTTCTGTACTGTGTTTTTTGTCTGTTTAGTCCACCTGAGTGTACATTTACCAAACTGTCAACATCTTGTGTTTTTTCTTCTGGTTCGTTAGCAAAAGTTTCTTCTTGTTTTTCCATATCAGGCTTTGCTATCATGCCCATATATTTTGCCATTTCGTCACCGTCAGTTTGATCCATTTGTTTGTTAAGTTCACCTGGATCCATTTCGTCACCTGGTTTGGTGTCTGGCATTTCAGCACCCATTGGTTTGATGCCGGCCATTTTTAAAATCTGCATTAACATTCCTGCTTCTTCGGGAGTGTCTGCTGTCATTTGTATTGCTTCTTTAACGTTTTTTTTGTCGTTGTTTTCCATAGTGTTTGTATTTAGTTCAGTTGATTCTAAGTCATAAGGTTCATCAATTTCGTGTCTTCTAGCGCCTCCGTCATCAAAGTCATTAGCAACCATTTTGGCCGCTGTTTCTAATTCATATGATAATGGCATTGATGCTTCTTTGGATCTTTTCACTAGATCTGCCACCACATCTCTTTTTGGCATTTTTAAATTTCCGTCATCGTCAAGATATTCACCAACTGCCTCTTGGGCACCAATGTGTATGTCACTCATTCCACCTTCTGTGGCCGGTTGTTCTGAATCTCCCATTGCCTTTGTGTCATTGTCAATTATTGCTTTGATGTTGTCTGGTGTCATGTTTAGCATTCTTCTCGCTGAGTCAATGAAATCGCCTTCGTCTAAACCATTTTGAATTGCTGACGCAAACATAGTTTTCACTAGCATTTCTTCACCACCTGCCGCTGTTTTAATTTTCTGTAAGTCAGCAGAGTCGCCTATTGCTTCGTTTTTGGCCATTTTGGTTGCTGTGGCATACATCACTGATTCAGCGTCATCGCCGTATCTTTTTTCAAAACCGGCTTTGTCTTTTTTCATTGATTTGACAATTTTTTCTTTTTTGGCAGTTTCGCCTCTAGTTAATTCTCTTTCAGAAATCTCATTTAATTTCTGTATCAAGTCCATCATTTCCATGATTATTTTCCTGCTGGATGTGGGTTGCCTTTGACAGCACCTTTGTGTGCTGGTGTCACTGGTGAAGCACTTGCCTGTTCTTCTTTGCTTTGTGCTTCTTGTGTTTTGTTGTCTGTGCCTTTTTCAATTTCGTATTTGGCATCTCTGTCTTTAAGTAATTCTTTCAACAAACTCATGTTTGCTTTTGTGGAATGAAAATCTTCTGCGTTCACTTTAGCGGCATCTTTGTACTCAATGTCTAAAAGTTTGTTTTGATATTCTGATTTTTGAGCAATTTCCATTTGATCTTGATATTCTTCTGTTGGTTCTCCGGCTCTTCTCACAACCAAATGTGTCAAAGGTAAGTCCATATAAGTTGCTAGGTACTCGTGCATTTCTCTTGAACTGGCAGGATAGTTTGTGGTCACATCAAAGATGGTCACTTGCTCGTTGCTTAACTGTGGAAAATCCAAAGGTAAACTTTGAATAGGTGTGCTTTTGCCTGCTGACATACTGGCCACTTCAAATTTTTGTAGTGCAGTTTCCAGTCTGTTTTTGTCGATGTCTTTAGGCTCGCCTGCGACCTTAATTTTATAATCGTATGACTTAGATGCTTCTGTAAGATACTGTTGGAACGTGCTCATATGCAATATTTAGTCTTTTTTCAATAGTTTCTTCATTAATTCATTACGGTCAGATATCACAAAACCGTCTTGTGCTTCTATCGGAGCGTCAGATTCGCCGTCTTTGTCCAACTTCATTTTCTTTAGTTGCAGTTCAACCATCTTTAATTTCTTGTCAATTTTGTTGGATTTGGCATCTATGGCGTTACGTAACATTGTACTAGCCACTTCGAATATACGTCCTGAATAACGTGAGTCCACGTTCATGCCCAAGTCCATTAGATTCTTGTAACTTTCTTCTGCTTCCACAGCCAGTTTGTCCAGTTCTAGGTCTGATAATTCACCCAAGCCTTTGACCTGTGGCAGTGCGGCCGCAACTTTGTCAAATTCCGCATAACTTTTCTGTAAGTTTTTGTGTGTTTCAGGATCTAGATTTTTGCTTTTACCATTTGCTGTGTCTTTGGCAGTTTTCTCTTTTTCCTTGGCATCCACTTCTTTGAATGCTTCTTTGACATTTGGTAAATTTAAAATATCTTCTAATTTCTTTGTCATTGTTTTATTTACTTACGTGTGCCGTTGTGGAACAGTTGTTCTTCTGACACCACTCTGAATCTAATTTTGTTCTGTCTGGCATAGGCATTGGCGGCCTCCCACTTGGCCTGATTGATTATGACCTGTTTTTTCTTGCCCATACTTCTGCCTGCGGCCTCCATCGATGTTTGTGCCATTGGTTTGACCTCTATCAGTTCTGCATTTTTTCTGCCGTTCTTGTCCACATACACTATGAAAAAGTCTGGCACGTACACTGTGTATTTGCCCGTGAGTGGATGACGGTAAGGAATCTTGATTGATTCGCTGGCCCATTTGGCCACGTTAGGGTGTTCATCACACAGTCGCATAAATGCGTGTTCCCAACTGGATCTGTATGTGGGAGTCTTCAGTCCTACATATTTTTCTTGATTTTTAGGATGAAATTTTCCTTTGGCGAATCTTGGTAACATTAGTCTAGGATGTTTCTAGACACAGTATCCTTAGTGGTGAGAGTTTGTCTTACACCCAACCTACTGGATTTGTATCTGTTGGCGTTGAGTATTATGGTCATTATTTCTGATAATTCGGCATCGCTGACACCTGAAAGTTTGTCTAAAACTTCTTGCGGATTCACTTGATCAATTTTGGCCTGTGCCAGTATCACATAAGCAGTAGATTCTGCGGCTGTTCTGGCAAAACCTCTTTTGACAAAAAATGCAATCGCGGCATCATATTGTCCTGCATTAAATTCGTATTCAGTTTCATAGGCAGTCGTTGTCAATTTTTTCACAGTTTCGTCTAGACTATTGTCTTTTTTGGGTGGTAAATTTGTGTATATTTCTGTCATTAAATGTTTGCTTTCTCAGTTTCAATATTTACATTAAGCGTCTGTCTTGAAATTTTTAGATATCCTTCAGTGACCAGTTTTCTCACATTAGTTACTGCTTTGTTTTGATAAACTGTTTTTGTGGTTGCATTTGCATTAGTGTATTCAATGTCACTTTGTGCCACAGTCAAATTTTTTCTTGAACCAATGTCTTTGAAATATATGCCCGCGGCCACTTGATTTTTCACAGTTGCGTTTGTGTTTACAAGATTAAATGCTTCGTCGGGTGTAAGAAACTGAGCGGTGTCTAAACTTGGCGATGATATCACTTTTGTGTTGGCTTTGTTTTGTTGATCATTTGTGCCTTTGGCATTGGCTTCTTTGATGGCCAGCAACGAAGCGGCACCAACAGCAAACTGCGCCACAGGATTTGAAATTGATCCTGCCTGTTTGCCAATTTCTTGTACACCTTTTTTGGCAATGCCTTTGAGTTCGGCCTTGGCATCTGATTTTTTTATTTTTTTTGCATTGTTGTAGGTGTTACCTGCCGCCAATATTGCACCTAGAATGTTTTTTTCTTGAAATAATTTAATTGCAGAGCCTATTCCGTCCACAACACCTCCAGGACCAAAAATAGAGTTTGTGCCTCTACCAAACACAGTCAGTGGCGAAGGTTCTTTGTCGTAGTTCAAAGTGGCAAACCCTTTTGGCAGTTCGCCTGGAACTATAATGCCACTGGCATAAACCACAGTTTCATAAAATATTTGCATTGTGTTAGACAGCACTCCAGCACCGTCAGCCTGATCCACATTGTCGTGACTGAAAGAACCAATCACTGGATTGACCAATGTCATTGAAGTGAATCTTTTTTTATGTAACACAAACAATTGAATGTTTCTTAGATATGGTTGTTTTCTTTTTATGCCGGTGTCCAGACCAAATCTATATCTAGTTTTGCCGTCGATAGGATCATAGGTATCGTCTTTGTTTTGGTTAATTGCTAGTTCAATGTTTAGTGCTTTTGGATCTGCTATGTAATATTCATAATATTTTTTCCAAAATGCATTTACGGTATCTGCTTGGTCATCATGGAAAACAATATTCACAGGTTCGTACTGTATTCTTGTGGCAGTGTATACCTTTTTGTTGTATTGAATTTTTTCTTCAAGATTCATTCCGTATTTTGGCAAATCGGCACTTTTGACCAACATATTGAGTTGGTATTTTTCTGCAGAATTAAATCCTCCGTAAAATAAATCTTCATCTGTGTCAAAGACCACGTGGAATAAAAATTTGTTTTTGGGTGCCAGTTTGAAATTGTCATCCAAATACAATCTAGATGCGTGACGGAAATCTTTTAAACCTGGTAGGTTGTCTTGAAACCCTTGTAAGAAATCATTTATCTTTGGCATACTGTTATTTATAGCCACAAAAAAAGCGCCTATAAAGACGCTTTTCCTGTATTATAAATGCTAATCTAAACTGTATTAACCACCTGTACTTAAAGTACCAAGTGTTCTTGCAACTGCTGTACCAATTCCTGTTCCAATTGGAGTTTGTACTGCGTTGTCGTATTGTACTGACAATGTGATTGTTGCTGGTTCTGAAGTGTTGTATGCTAATGAGTTGTAGTTAACGTTCTCAACATAAGCACCATATAGTTCCCAAGTTTCTAAAACTGAAGGTGTACTTGCTCCGTTACCACCATCTAACATTTCAATTCTACCAGTAAATTTGTAATCAATACCAGATGCCGCACTTGCCTGTTCAAAAAAGTCAAACTGTTTCTGAATCTGCTCACCAACCAATTTGCTAACAGAGTTGTTAACATCATCTCTAAGAGTGATTGTGATTGGATCCCAAGTGTGTTTACCTGCTACATATACTCTTGAGTTGTACACATCTAGTGTCACTTTGTCAAAAGTCAAATTAGGTCTTGTTATGTCCATCACTTGTTTTGTAAGTTCTGAACGTGGTGTTGATACTCCAAAATTTTCCAGGATCGCTCTAAAACGATACTGAAGTTTTGGCATCAATAAGCCTTGTGATGCTGAACTTTGATCGTTTGCTAGTGGTACTGTAAATTTTGATAAAGTTGATATTGCCATTTGTTTCTCCTATTTACCCAAATCTAGTTCCCTAAATTTGCTATTTCTCCTGTGTTTTTTAATCTTAACGGTATGTAGATAAACTCAACTGATTTCACAGGTTCAATCGCGATGTCCACATATAGTTCACCTTTGTCTATTCTAGTAGATGTGTTGTTTGTGTCGTCACAAACTACTAGGAAGTCAAACAACGCTCTTTGTCCAACTAGTTCTAACAAGAATGATTCAATCGCTTGTTTGATTTCGTTTCTTGTCAGTTCATCATTTGGTTCAAAGATAAACGGTTTAGCAATGGCATCTAATTGGTTTCTTAGATACACTGCCAATCTTGATACGTTGATTCTGTCTAATGCAGACCCTGATGTGGTCATTGTTAGGTTACCAAAGTTCACAATACCCGATCCTGAGAAGAAAGTTATTGGATTTACTTTGACTTCGTGCATAGAATCTCTTACAGATTCTGTGACACTGATTGTTTCAAACTCTCCTGAGTCTGAATCAACGTAACCTACTGCTGTTGCGTTGTCAACAACACCACGTCTAGTTCCTGCTGGTGCAAACCAAGGGAATGCCACGTTGTCGTTGTTTGCCAATGTTCTCAAAATCATATGACTTGGTGGAACAACAATTGAATTACCTGCGTTGTCTGTGGTCAATCCTGACGGATAAAACACACCCAAGTAATCACTTGAACTCACAAGGCCGTCTTCGCTATTGTCTAATGCACCTGCTGAGTTTGTTGCCCAGTTTTGTATTGCAGTTGATGTACCTTCTAATCTTAAAGGTGTGTCACCCACAACAAATGCTGTGTTGTTACGATCTGTGTTCAAGTCAATCAAATTTTGTATTACTTCTGGGTATCCAGGACAAGCAATAACATTGTAACCTCTCTGATCTTCTCCGATTGCTTGGTTAGTGGCAATCTCTGATTTCAATTGTGCTACAACTACTTGTCTTTGTGCTTTTCTACCAAAAGTTCCTGAACCGTCTGCGTTGTTGGCAGATTTAGTTACCCATCTGTCTGGGTAGTAACCTGCAACTGATTCGTTGTTGTATCTAACGTTACCTAGTCCTGAAGAACCTGAACTTGGATACTTGGTAGTTGTGATATAATTGTTTTTATATTCTTTAACATTGTAACCACTTCTTCTAGTGTTCCATAACAAGATACCTCGTGGGTAATTTGCTGGATCTGGAGCATCTGGGTCTAAGAAAGAATCGCTTAATAAGTCTTTGATTGAACTTGCTGTGCCAGCCTGTGTGCTGTTGTTTGCATTTCTTTCTGCCGCTGTGTGGTATCTAGCATCTGCAAAAACCACACCGTCTTCAGTGGTTTGGTCTGCTTTGTCAACTAATTCCCAAGCCGCACCTGTTGTGGTAACTGCCACTTGGTTTGCTGTGTTAGTCGAACTTAACGTTGCTGATGTGTTGTATTTGTAAAGTTTTGGATAGTTTTCTAAATCACTTGTGTCAATCCATAAGTCATTTGCTACAAGTGGAGTTCCATCTGACTGTGTAGTTGGTGCAGTTGCACTGAACTGTGGTCCATTTGGATCAGTTGTTGCGTATACTTCTTTGTAACCTTTCCAAGTTGTACCGTTGTGAGTCATAATGTCTGCTTCATCAATCTTAGTGTCATACCATAATGTGCCATCTGTTGGCTCGTCAGTTGGAGCACTTGCTGATGCTGTGTAACTTAGACGTTTCCAGTTTGTGGCAACCACTTCGTTACCCACAGTTGAGTCTTCTGAGTCACCTGTTGGAGCAACATATAAGTTGTCAACCAGTGTTGTACTGTTGGCAGTGTATCCACCATAACTGTGTGCGGCACTTGTACCAAATCCTGCGTCATCAAGTGGTGTTCCTGATGTGTTGTTCATTCTAAACTCACCACCTAATTTGTGTTTGATTTGAATTGCACCTTTGAACTCACCTTCTGTGATCACAGAAGCAACCAAGTTTGTGAAACCAGCACCGTTGAATGCTGTCACAAAGTCTTCTTGATCACCTAGTGTAGAACCATCTCCAGAAGCCATAGTAACAGTTTTGGCCGCCGCTAATGCTTCTTGATTTTTAACTGATTCTCTTACAGTGAAAGTTTCGTTTGCTGTGAAACTTGGGTAAGTTGTTTTTGATTGAATTATTGTTTCACCACCTTCGTATCTGAACACCTGGAAGTCACCTACATTTGGTGTGCCATCTTGCTGTCCATCTACTGATTGTTCAGTGATGTTGAATTGTGTGTACAAGTCGCCAACGCTCAACGCTGTTCCACCGTTTGATGGATCAAGGTTGTATATTGCTTGATGATTTGTTGCATACAACGGAGCACTTACTGAACTGAAAGACCCGTCTGCTGTGCTGTAAAGTTTTACAACAATGTTAGCACCTGAGTTAGCAGAAGTTGTTTTGAACCAAACTGAACCGTTTGGTCTGTCCTCGTCTGCTGTCTTCCAAGTTGGTCTGTTTGTGTGTTTTGCTTGTAGGAATTTAACACCGTTGTGTGTGCCGGCTGTGATTCCTAAGTCTGCTAATAATGTTCCATTGCCTTCTTCAAATCTTATTGTGTTGAAGCCAGCAGTTGAATCACCAAAGCCTAAACCGTTGTGGAAAATTTCTAAGTTTCCTGTTGTGCTGTTTACACTTGCACTTACACCTGGAACGTTAGCACTAGTAAATGCTGTTGCCACATCTGATAATGCTGTACCAGCCGTTTGTACTTGAACACCATTAACTTGAATGTTGTGTCCACTTGTGACTGTTGTTCCTGAAGCAACTGTTTTCACAGGCAAACTGTTGTGCCAAGCACTTGAACCCAAATGTACCCAAGTGTTTGAAGCAGTTTTTTTGTAAATTTTGTTGCTCACGTGTGTTGTGTTGATTGCATAATCACCAATGGCACCCACTGAAGTTTTTGGTGCACCTGTTGAACTGTTTCCTACCAGGTTAGAAACTGAAGTTATCAACGTTGGTGTTTTTGCTGTGAATTTTTGATCTGTTTGGCTCCACTCAAATATACCATAAGAACTTGATGCAAGGTCAAGCCAGTATGTGCCATCTGACGGTGCCGCTGTTGGAGCCGTTGCACTACCAATTAGGTCTGCTGTGTCAACATTTACTCTTAAAACATATGCTCTGTTGGCAATTCCTAAGAATGAATATGCCGCTTGTAGGCCCCACTCATTCAATTCATAACCGTGAATTGGGTTACCTGAAGCATCTGTGTAGAATTTTGGATCTCCAAATGTTTCTGTTAATTCTCTTTGTGATGAAAGCAAGTATACAGTGTTTGCGTTCGCAGTTGTTGTGCCTGCCGCTGTGCCTGTGCCTGCTCCATTGTCCTTGTCTTGACTAGATGCTACTATAAACAGAGGTGTTGTACCCGCATCTGATGGTACATAAAAACTTTCGTTTATTACGGAAACCTCTACTCCTGGTGATGTTAAAGCCATTTTACGTGTTCTCCTTGCAAGTTGTACGTATATACTGAAAGTATTTATTAGATCGTAAGGTTTTTACGACAAAATTTACCATATTTAGGTACCTATATAGGCAACGTAAATAGCATATATGAACAAAACAGTGCGACCTTTGTGTGTGGAGTGCAAGTCACGACCCAGGGCCTATGCCTACAAGAAAGCAGGCAAAATCTATTGGCGTAGCAGATGTGACACTTGTAACAGAATTCACAAGCACAAAAAAATTGGTGGTGTAACACCCCTACAAAGATCAGGATATAAAAAACTCAAAAAGTGTGAGATGTGTGGATTCAAAGCACAGGATCCATTACAACTGGATGTGATGTTTGTGGATGGTGATCTAAGAAATACAGCCTATACCAATTTAAAAACTGTTTGCGCCAATTGCCAACGGTTGGGCAGTGTTCGTAGATTGGGTTGGCGTATGGGTGATCTTGTTGCTGACGATTAGGTCATCTACTTTGGCAAACAGTTCTTCCTTTGTGCCACTGTTGTCTATAACAAAATCAAATTCGCTGTCTAACCAATCCCATTCTGATTGATGAGCACCACGTTCTTGCATTTGTTTTTGTGTGGGCAATTCACCTCTTTTTACACACACAATTTTGCCACCGTGTGCTTTGATGGTTTTAACTTCGTTCACAAATCTAGTGTCTGATATCACAGTGGGTTGGCCTTTGTATCTGCCAATACAACTGTCTACCCATATACCGTCATACATTTGACCACGCATGACTTCTGTGCCAAAGTACTGTAACACCCATCTTGGTGTGACAGATTTGCCCATTTTTTTGCTCCAGAATTCGTCAGGTTGTTCTCTCCATTCTCTTGACTTTGTGGTATTGCCTTCCAGCATTTCACGATCCCAATTGAACATAGATGCCACTGCGTCTTTTAAACTTTTGGCAAAACTGTCTCTGCGGTAACCGTGTTTTTCTACCAGTCTATTGGCCACAGTGTCTTTTCCAGAACCTATCAGTCCTACAATTCCTATCAGCATTTGTTTATTATACTAGATTTTGAGACGTCTTTCAATCTCTTTTTTGGCCGCTTCTGCAGATTTTAAGATCAAATGTCTAAGATCTTTTTTCTTTTGTTTTAAGGCCGCAATACTCATATTTTCCAAGTCTGTTACCACTTGTTCCAATTCGTCCAGTGTGAGATCTGAGTATTTTCTTTGCGGGTCTTGTTCTAACATACCGCTTTATTTAAAATAGTGTGATTAAGAATTAACCAATAACAAAACTGTGTGGTGTGCCACCTTCAGCAAAGTTGCCAATTTCTTGGTCCAGTCTTTCTATTTCAGCAAGACCTTGTTGTTTTAGTTCCGCACCGTTGAGAGTTGTGCCACCCTGTGGTCCTGCTATGGTATTGAATTTGCCTCTGGCTTCACCCAACATTGTTTTACAAACTGCCAGTGTGTAATCTCTGATCCAAGGTTTTGAATATATGTCTTTGAACAATGTGATGTCAGGTCTAAAATTGTCCGTGTGCATCAAGATAGTTTCTTGATCTGCTCTTGGTCTTTGTGTGATTGTTAATTTTTTTGTGGCCACATCAAAATGAAATTGAATAAATGAACCAAACAATTTGCCCACTAATTCTTGATAACTTGCGAAAGCATAGTAAGTGGCCAATCCACCTGTAGCACCTGCTCTCAAAAGGTAAGTGTTAGTGTATGCCAAATTGAATGGTTCAAATAATGTACCGCCTTCTCCACCTTCAGTTCTGGAACCCACTGTACGTCTAAATAATTTTCTCACATTGATCACTTCATCTGGTAAAATATATGTATTTTGATTTTCTTTCAATTTCAAGAAAGCATAAGATTCTTCAACTGCATTTGAACTGCGTTGTCTGTATCTGTCTATGGCTCTAGTCAGCGCCGTTTGATAGTGTTTTGGGTCTAATTCCACGTCAATCATACCCTCACCTAGATTGTTCTTTACGTAATCAAATATCTCTTGTTGACCTGTTTGAAGTTCTGACATACTCGTATTTATTGGTTTGCTCTACACAATAAATATGTATGATATGCCAAGATTATCCATTTTTAAACCAGAAAAAGGTGCGGACTACAAGTTCTTTGATCGCAACATCAAAGAGATGTTCACTGTGGGTGGCACAGACATACACTTCCACAAATACATAGGACCCTATGATCAAGGTGACACAAACAAGGACGGTCCAGCAAGTCCCACACAACCACAATATTCTGGCGATAGTCTAAATGAACGAACCATACAAGATTTACTATTTTTAGAAAACAGAGACAGAAAGTACGATGCTGACATCTACACAATCAGAGGAATCTACAATGTGCAAGACATAGATTTCAATCTAAGTCAGTTTGGAATGTTTTTGCAAAATGACACACTGTTTTTGACCGTGCATTTGAATGACACTGTGGAAAGATTGGGCAGAAAACCAATGAGTGGAGATGTGTTAGAGTTTCCGCATATGAAAGAAGATTACAGTTTAGATGAGTCAATACCAATTGCACTCAAAAGATACTATGTGATTGAAGATGTCAACAGAGCCGCAGAAGGATTTTCACAAACTTGGTGGCCACATTTGTTGAGATTGAAACTGAAATCACTAGTAGATTCTCAAGAATACAGAGACATACTTGGCGATGCCGCAACTTCTGGAAGTTTGGCCAGTTATATGTCCACTTACAACAGAGAAAAAACAATATCAGATCAAGTGTTGGCACAGGCAGAAGAAGATTCACCAAAAGCAGGTTTCAATTACAAACAATACTATGTGGCACCTATTGATGAACGAGGTAATATTAGAACAGACAATGTTCAATCAACAGAAAGAGTGGCCACAGATAAACCAATCAATGCAGTGATAGACACACCAGCCGCATCTCACTACGGATTCTATCTGGACGGTGACGGTGTTGCACCAAACGGCAACCCTGCAGGATTTGGTATTTCATTTCCAAATGCCAATGTCAACAAAGGAGACTATTTCTTGAGAACTGATTACTTGCCTAACAGACTGTTTAGATATGATGGATCCAGATGGATCAAAGTGGAAGATTCTGTGAGAATAACTACTTCTAACACAGACACTAGATCAACACAGAAAACTGGGTTTGTCAACAACTCAACCACAGACACAATTAATGGTCTAACTGTGAAACAGAGACAATCGCTGGAAGATGCGTTGAAACCAAAGGCTGACAATTAATGTTACATTTTTATTCTGGACAGGTTCGTAGATTTTTGACACAGTTTATGAGAATACTGAACAATTTCAGTGTGGAAACAGGCAAAGGCGCAGATGATCAAATTGCTTTGAAACCTGTGCCAGTGGTTTATGGTGATCCCACAAGGCAGGTGGCAAACATAATCAGAAACAATTCAGAAAATGCTTTGAATTATGCACCAAAGATTGCGTGTTACATCAGAGAATTAAACTACGACAGAGAACGTATGCAAAATCCCTACCACGTGGAAAAGCAACACCTACGTGAAAGAGATGTTTTAGAAGACGGCACATACAGCAACAAATTGGGTGCTGGTTACACAGTGGAAAAAGTAATGCCATCACCTTTCAGATTGGAAGTCACAGCAGACATCTACAGTTCAAACACAGATCAAAAATTACAGATTTTAGAACAAATCCTGTATTTGTTCAATCCAGATTTTGAAATACAAAAATCAGACAACTACATTGACTGGACCAGTTTGAGTTATGTGGAACTTACAGGAATCACATTCAGTTCAAGAACCATTCCTGTGGGTGCTGACACAGAAATAGATGTGGCCACAATGACTTTCAGTATGCCCATATGGTTATCACCACCAGTGAAAGTTAAAAAACTGGGTGTGGTACAAAAGATCATAATGAGTATCTACGAAGATGACGGTGGTATCAACAAAGGATTGATTAGTGGTCCACTTATTTCACAGAGTTTTATCACTCCCAACAATTTTGGACTATTGGTCACAGGAAATCAGTTAAGACTTTTGGGTACAACAGGTGTAAATGTGAAGTCAGGCGGAGACGGATATTATTCAGGTGCCAGAGAACCCAGCAACTTTGACCCATTCCAAACATTTGGACCACCTGTGAACTGGAAAGTTTTGTTGGACCAATACGGCAAAGTGAGAAACGGCACCAGCCAGATCAGATTGAAACAGCCAACAGGCAACGAAATTGTGGGCACTATTGCAACCACATCATTGGACGACACAATACTTTTATACACCATTGACAATGACACCATTCCTGCCAACACTTTGACAGCAGTGAAAAAGATTATCAATCCCACAACATTTGCACCAGGCACACCTGTGAACGGTGACAGGTATTTGATCATAGATTCAATAGGTGATTCAACTGCCACACTACAGAGTTCAACTTGGGGCACATTGATTGCCAGTGTGGGCGACATCATAGAATACGACAGTGGTGAATCTCGTTGGAAAAAAGTGTTTGATGCCAGTAACCCAGACTCAACACTACACTATGTTACCAACACGAATACAGGAATACAGTACAGATTCAACGGCACAGAATGGGTAAAAAGTTACGAAGGCATATATGCGGCTGGTAATTGGACCATTGTGTTGGATGGCGGATACACAGCAAACGATGATGCCAGTGGTCAAGACGCAACTACTCCTTAAAAAATCACACTAAATTATAGTAATGAAAGAAAATATTGTTTGTTCAGGTGCATTGTTCTATTCAACAACTACCAAAAGATTTTTATTTTTGCAGAGAACAGATGCCAAAACACAGGGCACTTGGGGTCTAGTTGGTGGCCAAGCACGTTTTACGGAATCAGCATTTGAGGGATTGAAAAGAGAAATTCAAGAAGAAGTAGGTGACACACCTGTGTTTAAAAAAGTGATACCGTTGGAACTGTTTACATCAAACGATCAAAAGTTTTTCTTTCACACATACCTTATTGCCATAGATAACGAATTCATACCCAAACTAAATGAAGAACATTCAGGTTACTGTTGGTGTGCTTTTGAATGTTGGCCTAAAAATTTGCACGGTGGATTGAGAAACACTTTGAACAACAAAAGTATCAAAGGAAAATTACAGACTATATTAGATCTAATCGTTTAGATACCGTGGAATCTACGTTCCGCTTGGAAGTTCCTGTCAACATCACTGGCGCTTAGGGCACGATTGTAAGTCCTGATTGTTGATATCCTTCCCGTCCACCAGTTCTGGGTGGCAACATCACTTGTGCCACGCCTCGCTATCCATAGGTCATGGGAGTTGGCAATTGTTCCTGTTATGGTCAGTGCGGACTGATCGATCTGTTGTCCATCGCGATAACCCGTCAGTGTGTCATTGGTGTGGTCGAACACAGCGGCGAAATGATTCCATGCGTCCGTGGTGAAACCTGTGATGCTCACACTCTGACTGGCGGAACCGTTGTATATGGCTATCGCCATCCTGTTGGCAGATCTTATCCAACGGCACACGTATGGGTATCCTGTCACACCTTCCCATTTCTCGATGACATCATTGTCACCTTGTGTTGTGGTGTTCTGCGTGGAGTTTGGATATATCCATGCTTCGATGGTGTAGTTGTTTGACTGTGTGAAGTCTGTAACTCCGGTCACGTCCGGACAGTTGCAGGAGTCGTTGGTACCATCAAACGAGAAGTATCCCACGCCACCGCCGTCCTTGTTGCCCGCTGTGTGTGTGGCACCCGTGATTGTGGCGTTGGCGTTGCCCTCTAGGTCGGTTTAAGTAGAACCTGAACCACCATAACTGCTTGAGTCAGCGGCATCCAATTCCAGTTGCCTGTCTGTGGTTGTTATCACTGGCTCATAAGTGAGTACGGAGTTGAAGCCAGGCATTAAGAGTAGTTCCTTGCTATGTTGCCCAAGAAGTTCGTGCCGTCATTGAATATTGACACAACGTCTATGTCGTTGGCACCCGTGCTCAACACACTTGACCCAGACGGGAATCTAACTGCGGTTGAACCATCTGTGCCGAAAGTGGCCGTCCTTGAACCCGTACCGTCCTGTGTGATGATCAGTGTAACGGTGCCTCCTGTTGGTAGATTAGTGATGTTGAATTCTGTGTTTGTGCCTAATGTGACCGTGTGTACCCTCGCCGTTGAACAGTCAACAGTGATTGTACTTGATGATGTCAATGCATTGATACGTTCATTAAATCCTGCATTGAAAGTAACTGCACTGTTGTACTGTGACGTACCATCAACTTCTATACCATCATCTATCTGTATGACAGAGGAATCGTCAGACTTTAGTTTGTTTACAACAACAGAACCTGTGCCCTGTGGTTGCAGTTTGATGTCTGCGTTTGATCCTGGAGACTGTATTGTGTCAGTCAGTACGCCTGCCGTGAAAGTCTTCTGTCCTGTGATTGTTTGTGTTGTTGTAACCAGTACCGTGTCTGCCGTTGATGCACCCGCTGATCCCCTCAGCATGTGTACCCTGTAACCGTTCACGGTAGTGCTTGATCCTGATGTTGATGCCGCCTGTACTGTAACAGTGTTACCTGACAGAGAAGCAGTAAAATCCAGTTGATCTGTGCCTTTGGTGCTCACAATGGGTCCTGTACCAATGTAGGCTTCGTCATTGGCCACAACCATCACTTCTGATATACTGGCCGCTCCTTCACCTGCGTTGTATCCTGTGAACACATAGAACGCACCTGTATAAGTTGATGTGTTAAATGTGTCAACTGTGGTAGCAGAAGAACTCACATTTGTACCCGCAATGACATTTACGTTGTCACCTGTTGAGCCACTTTCGTCGTCTGCTAATAAAATTCTATAGACTGTGACACGGCAATTGGGTGCCTGTGCTGATGCTTTCAACACAACCTCTGTGCTGTCCACTTCTGCTGTCAGTGTGATCAAATCATTGTCGCCAGTGTTGACATTTCCATACTGTGTGATGTAGGCCGTTGAACCATCGTGTACCACCAATGCCTCTGTGTTTGACAACTCGCCTGTTGTGGTGTTGTTGACTGAGATGTAATATTTGGCACCTCTGTAACTGGCCAGTGCCCAGCCATCGATTTTTTCTGCGGCACTGTCTACATCTGTGTTGATTGTGGTAGTGACATTTCCTGTGGTGGCGGCTGAGGTATTGTCACCTACTGCTATTCTATAAATTGACACAGAGTTGACAACACTACCTCCTGTTCCCAACAGTCTTGCATTACCACCTGTGACATCTGCCTGCACTGTGAGATATGAATTTGAACTGTCTGATTCTACTATGTGAGAGTGTGCCACAAAAGCATTTGTGTCATTGTGCACCAAACTGTACTTGGCAGTGGCCACTTCGTCATTGATCTCGTCTCTGGTTATGGCCAGGTACCAGGCACTGTCAAAACTGCTGGTTGCGAATTGATTTATTACACCTTGTGTGGTACTGAGTGCTGTGGCATCTTCTGCAGACGTGTCATCTGTGCTTTCTTCCGTGGATGTTGTGGCGCCCAGTTGTGCCCAACCTGCCGTTGATGTGTAACCTTCAATGGTGTCTGTGGTGCTGTTGTATCTTATTTCACCAACTGCTCCACTGGGTCTCTGTGCAGTGGTTCCACCAGGCAGTCTGATGGCGTTGGTTGTGGCAGAAGCATCCAACACAGTGGTAGCATTCATTGTGATTATTGTGCTACCGTCTGCGTCAATTGTGACTGAGCCTGTGCCTGAATCTGTGACAGTGACATTTGAGTCGCCTTGTGAGATGCTGTTTGTTGATATGGTTGTGAAACTTAATGTTCCTGATCCGTCTGTCTTTATGACCTGACCCGCTGTGCCGTCTGCTGTGGGATATGTCAGGCCTCTCACAACAAGGTTGGTGTCATTGAGCAGTTGAAATGAGTCAGATCTCAATCTGGCAGTTGTTGTTTGTGATCCTGCTTTTATGTTTACAAACTCTATTATACCATCCTCTGTGCCATCACTGGTATCTTGAATTTTTCCTGTAATCTTGGCATAAACAACTTCTTGGTCAGCATCATTCTCACCTTTGAATTTTAATTGTCCAAGATAGTCAGCATCTATTGGACTAGAACTGTTTCTTTTTAATGTGATAACAGGTGCCGCTGTTGAACTGTCTTCGGTTGATGTGATAAGAAGACTGTCACCCGTTGAGGTGTTTGTGATTGTCGCAGATGATAGTCCTGTGATGGCAGATGCCGTCACTGTTCCGTTCACGTCTAATGTTGTTGCTGGTTCCGAAGTACCAATACCTATCCGACTGTTCGTTACGTCGAGATACAGTAGGTTTGTTTCAAATGCAAGGTCGACGCCATTCCTAGTCAGATTGGACTTTAGGACCGACCCTGTAATACGACCTATGGCCATACTAGGTACTCCTTTATAATAATGTTAGCACAGCAATACGCCATGCACAGCCTGATATCATTGCCGGCTGACCACAGTAATAGTATTTATACGGGCATAAAAAAAGGGCGATCCTAGGGCCGCCCTTTGTGTTCTACTAAAAAGTATGAATATTTATTAGTTGTTAGTTCTCACTACACAGTTTACCAAACCAATGCCTGCGTCAGTTTTTGATTCTAATGCTCTTCCAATAACGTGGAAAGGATTGATTGATTCACCTTGTGCAACTGCTCTAGCACAACCTTTGATTGATGAAGTAACCAGTCTTTGACCTTTTGTTACAGCACCTGATACTCTAACTGGAGTTCTACCAGTCATAGCAACGTAAGGGTGTGAGTCGTTGTTTCCAGCCGCCGCGTTCATGGCATATGCTGGTTGTGATGAAATTACACCAAATACTGCGTCTGATAAGTCAGTAGTTGATTCAGTGATCTCTGCTGATCCACCTAATTCAACAACTGCACCTTCCGCCATAGGAGCGTCTGCTTCGAAACGCTCGGCAACGTCCGCGTATTGTGCCGAAGTTGATACAGCGTGTACCACGTTGGCCCTGATGTCTACAAGAGCATCAACTTCTTCATTTGCTGATCTAAATGCTGTCCAGGCACCACCTGCATTTCCGTATGTAGATGTACCGTCATCAGCGTATGATTCATCCCATGCCCAGAAAAGATCTGTTTCTGTGGCAGTTGAACCTTCGCCTCTGTTGACTTTCATTCCAGAAACTGTTGGCATACCTGCATTTGAAGAAACGTTTCTGTTTACTTCAATTAGGTTGTCTTCAACTGATAGTGTTGTTGTGTTGATAATTGTCTGTGTTCCATCAACTGTCAAGTTTCCGTGAACTCTTACACCATCGTCGGTCACTGTCAATTCAGCATTTCCGTCTGCTGTAATTGTGATTGTTCCGTTCGTTCCTGAGTCAGTTACTGATACTGAACTGTTTAATTGAGAAATACTGTTTTGTGATAGACCCGCTAATGAGTCGTCAACGTATTTCTTGTTGGCCACATCACCGTCAGCACTTGGTGCCGCGGTAGCCATACCTGTGATTGTACCTGCTGAGGCCGATATTGTAATATCACCTACTTCGATACCATTTTTAACTCTAAAGTTACGTGTTGTCATGGTTCCATATCTCCCGCATGATTGTTGTTAATATAAGGTATTTATGGAATTTTGGGTGATTAGTTGTTGGTACGCACCACACAGTTCACTAAACCAATGTCGGTGGTGTGTTTGTTTTCCAAAGCACGTCCAATTATCTGTAGACTGCTGGTAATATCTGAGTCGTTAATGGCTCCGGCTGTGCCTTTTGTGGAAGAACTGACTAGACGTTGTCCTTTAGCCACAGGTCCAATCACTCTCACAGGTGTTCTGCCTGTCATGGCCACAAATGGATGTGAATCTGAATTGCCTGCCGCGGCATTCATGGCATATGCTGGTTGTGATGAAATAACTCCGAACACACGTGTGCTCATGTCT